CGCTTGAGTTTGATTTTGCTATCATGTTCTTTACGAATACTGGTTTATTTAATAATTATAATGTTAGCCAGTACCTTCTTATGCAACAATACCTGAAGCAGGTTAAGAATGTATTAGGTCAGATGTCTACGTGGCAGCTTGTGAATAATAAGTATCTTCACATTTGGCCTGTTCCTGAGACAAACGATGAAGCTGTCCTCTTAGAGTTCAGAGCCTTTGATCCTAACACAATCCACCATGCTTACAAGAGTTGGATGCAAAGATACACGCTTGCACTGTGTAAGGAAGTCTTAGCGGGTATCAGAGGTAAGTATGTTAACCTCCCTGGTCCTGGTGGCGGCACCAGATTAAATGGCACTGAGCTTATGCAACAGGCAACCAATGACAAGAAGGAGTTGATTGAAGAGTTAACTACTGAGATTGAAGCTCCTCCGTTATTTGATATATTCTAATGAGATACAAGGTAACTACACCTCCTACTAACTTCCCAGAAGAAAGGGATACTCGTCTTTCGTTATTCAAGAAGAAGAACGATAAGAACTTATTTAACCTCATAGACGCAGAGAACATTAAGTTATCTGGCTCTAGGGTGCAAGTATTTAAGTATATCCCCTCTGATGATGTTGATGAAGTATACCAAGAGTCTCGTCAGAAGACAATCACTCATGAGCCAATTACATTATGGGCTCACTATGACCCTAGACCTGTCGAAGAAAACTTGACGCAGTTTGGCGTTGAAATGCAGATGGATCAGGTCTTTGTGTTTAACAAGTCTTATGCTGAGAAGATGCTGGGTGCTCCTGTCGCTCCTGGTGATATCATCAAGCCTGAGTTCCAAGACATTAAGTTTGAAGTGTTCGAAGTCCAAGAGGACAGCTTTGAAGCTTATGGTGTCTACCACTTATTAGCTCATGCAAGATTCCTCAGAGACACTCAGGACATACATAACGAAGACTTCTTTGACAAGACAGACAAGCTCGGAGGCTACAGCAGGTGAACGTTGATAGTGTGAAACAACGCATTGTTGAAATGACGGAGACAAGACTTCTCCCAAGGATAGATAATGTTTACAAAGAAAGCCTCAGGCAGATGATTGCCACGTTTGGTAATTTATATTACATCGACGGCAATGGCAATAGGATTAGAGTGGACTGCACTCATGGTAACTCCGAGCGTATAGTTGCTTCCTTGAAATCTGAAAACAACTTAGTCCTGCCGTTTATTACTGTGGCTGAGACTGACGCTGCTAGAGACAAGGATAGAGAAAGATACAGTCCTCTCCTTATGCATGGAGTATATTGGGATAATGAGAGAAGGAGAGCTTTACGTATTCTTAGTTTAGCCCCTAGAGCTATTAACATTACTTATGAGATAAACATCTGGTGCAAATACAAAGCAGACCTGGACATGCTTCGATCTGGGGTGTTCTCGCTGTTTAACCCAGAGCTTTTAGTTCCAACTAATTACAGTAAGGATAACCGTGCTTTCATTGAAAGGGAGCGTTCGGTGGGTGCTGTGATTGCTACGGATACTAAGGATCGCATTCTTCAAAAGACTATAGAGGTAACCTTAGAAACCTATATACCTAGCCCTAAGTTCATGTTTACCAACACTGGTGAGATTGAGGAGTTCAACATTTAATGACTGTCACATTTATCTTAAATGTTGAAGACACTCGTAGGAAGGCCAAGAACTTTTCAGTGAACTTGACCAGAGGCGTCAATGTAGTGAATGAAGTCGAGGCTGAGAACGAAAGAAGGCGTGACGATATTGTTGAGGAAGAGATCCCTAAGAAGAATCCCAGGATTTCCTTGAGTCCTCCTATCTTTAGCCTTGTGGTTAGAGACTTTGAGATTGAGTTTGGAGGTTATGTCACAAGCCCTAAAGTCGGACTCATTACTCAAATTAATGTTCCAGTAGATGACAGTGACTTCTATGAAGATCAATTTGATTTTGACATTAGCGACAATGATAATCCAAGAGTAAACCTTAACAATACAGTGCCTCTTAAGATACGTGTTGGTGAAGAAAGCTTTGCCTCTGCGGTATTATCTTTAGATTTTAATTATAATGTTGAAACTAATTTAGATCTGATCCCGGTGGAGCTTGAGATCTTCGACATCGGATGGCAGGTTGGATCTAATGAAGGTGAACTTAACCTGCACAAGATTACGCTTACTACGGATGTCGATGTTGAATACAGCCACAACCAATACTTTGAAACATTACCTGTCACACTTACAACTAGTACTTTAGGCGTTGAGTTTGGAGGTAACATTGAGTCCCTCGGCTTAGGTCTTGGGCCAGTAGACTCTGGGTTTGATAGTGAAATAAACTTGAGACTTCCAAATAACATGGTAACAAGCCCAGACTTTGATGCGTAATTTTATACATGTTTGATTAGGTTATTTGCATAAATAACATAGGAGATAATATTATGGTATGGACTAACTTTGGTAAGCAAAAGATGTTTGAAGAGTTTTTTGCTTCTGGTGCTATTGGCGACACCTTCAGATTGTGTTTAGCTACATCTGCGGGGACTTGGGATGTTTCAGCGAAAGATACAGCGGAATTCACTGCTGTTTCTTCTCTCCCAGGTACAGATGATGCTGGCAATACAATCGGTGGGCCTTCTGGTCTTGTGATTGTTAGAGACGGTACTGGCGATCAAGCTAACTTCGATGTTTCTAGTGCTTCTTCCTTAGGACTGGCTAGTGCAGTGAGGGCAGTGCTTCAAACAGCGGGAGACACTTTCCAATACTCCGGTGCGTTTGATGATGCTAGGTATGTTGTTCTGGTTGATGCAGGTGCAGTAGGGGATGCGTTTGTTTTCTCTGCGGGTACTAATAACATTTATGCTTGGTGGGATATTGGCACAGAGCAAAATGTATCACCGGGAAACACTCTTACCATTACAAACCTATCTTTACAGGGACAGTAACTTAACTATTTTTATCAGTCCTTACAAGTAAATATATTGGGAGTCTTTAAATGAAAACAATAAAAAACACAAGCTTACAAGGCATATCACTCGTGCTCACTAAACCGGGTGGCATTGAGACCAAGTATCTGATGCCTAAGCAAACGATTGAAGTCCCTAGCTCCTGGGGTGGTAAAATAATGGAGACTCTCGTCTCTAGAAAAATGTTAAAGGTAAGGGAGATTCCTGATTCTCCTAAGCCTGTCTCGACTCCTAAGAAGAGAACTCAACCAAAATTAAATACAGGTGAATAATCCATGGCACTCCCTACTAGTCCTTCTGTTGTTGTTATAGAAAATGACATTTCTGTCTTTGCCCCTAACGTTGATTCCAGCGTTGTGGGTGTTGTTGGGTTTGCCAACAAAGGCCCGGCTAATAAGCCGACTCTCGTCACGAGCCCTGAGAACCTTATCAGAATCTTCGGTGAGCCTAAATCTGAGATTCCTGGTCAAGGTTTAGAGGGTGCTCTTGAAATCCTCGAAGCTACGAATCAAATGTATTTTGTGAGAGCGGCTAACACTAATGCGACTCCTGCTTCGGCTTCGGTTACGGTTGGTGCAAGCCCTGCATTCAAGGTCAGTGGCGCTACATTGGCTGATGCCGGGAAGAATATCTATTACTCGGTCACTGATAATACAGGTGCTTCCAGAGGCAGTTCGATCGTGTCCCTTCCAGCTAGTTCAACTGAATTAGATACAATTCAAAAGATCTTTGCTGCTGCTTTTAATCGCGATGCTACAGGAGGTCAGAATGTTATCTCTTACATTGACGGTAATGATATTTACCTAGCCTCTAGATTTGCAGGCTCTGGTGCCGAACTTACTCTGAGTGCTGCGACCGATGCCTCTTTTACGTTTGACGCTATGGTGCACACAGGGACACCGGCTGGGGCAGATGCAGCTAGTGGAACTACTAATGGATTTAGCTTTACTGATGGTTTAGAGTTAGTTGCCTACTCGATCTACGATGGTTCAGGCTACAACCTCATCACTCAAAATGACAGCACCGTTAAAGGTCTTTCTGTTGAGATTGATAATCTTTCCATTTTAGACAAATTATCAATCAATTCGGATGGTTCGCAGAAGGAAGCTCTTAATGTTAACCTTCAGCCATCTTCATTAGAGTACTTAGAAAGCCAAATCTTTGAGGATTCTGCTAACAACTGGTTAAACAACAATTCTGATTACATCTACGCTGAGGTTCAAGACCATGCGGGTGGCGATTACACAGGGCTTCCTGATCTTTGGGGTCAAGCACTGACAGTATCTGTTTCCAGTGTTGGTAAGAGCGGAAACAGCAATACAGGTGGAAACGGAACGCCTCGTTTTGTGAAGCTTGTTGAAGGCACTTACAGCTTCGATGGAGGCAATAGTGGTTGGGGCACTGAGGAAGATCCAGACACTGGTGTCGATATCACTGCTCTCGTTGGTAACTCTGCTGAGAAGACAGGTATCCATGCTTTAGATAAGGATATCCTTAACATCTCGCTTGCTGTCGCTCCAGGCTTCAGTGATGATGCGGTTCAAAATGAACTCATCAATCTGGCTGAGTCGTCGAAGAACTTCTTCGCTCTGGTTGCTCCTCCTTATGGTCTGAACGAAGTCCAAGATGCGGTCAACTGGATCAACGGTCAAGGCGCTAGAACGGCTGCTCTTAATAACTCTTACGCTGCTGTTTACTGGCCATGGGTGCAAGTCTTCAACCCATTCGCTGGTAAGGAAGAATGGTATGATCCTTCGATCTTCGCTGCTCGACAGTGTGTCTTCACAGACAGCGTTGCAGAGCCGTGGTTCGCTCCTGCGGGCTTTAGAAGAGGTCGCCTGACCAAGCCTACGGATACGGAAGTTAACGTTAACCAGGGCGATAGAGACGCTCTCTACGTCAACAATGTTAACCCGATTAGCAACGAGCCTCAAACGGGTATCACAGTCTTTGGACAGAAGACTACGCAAAGACTGCCTACTGCGCTCGACAGAGTTAACGTTAGAAGACTGATGATCTACATCAGAAAGGTTCTCCTTGAACTTGGCAAGCCCTTCCAATTTGAGCCGAACGATCAGTTCACTTGGGAGCAGGTTGAGGGCGCGGTCAAACCGTTCCTTAAGGACCTGACGGCTAGAAGAGCCATCGTCGAGGGTGCCGTCAAGTGTGACTCTAGCACGAACACTCCTCTGAGAGTTGATAGAAACGAACTGTGGTGCTCGGTGACGATCAAGCCAACTAAGGCTGCTGAGACTGTGGTCTTCGAAGTGAATCTGACAAGTCAGTCAGCTACAATTGCCTAAGGAACGATAAATGGTTTTACCTAGAAACAGTATAATTGACAGTCAATTTCAGCGCAGTACGGGGACTAATGGTCCCCTGCCTGAAATCTCCACTGATCTGGAAACGATCAGAACCTACCAGTTTGAAGTTAACTTTCAAAACTTCGGAAGCGTGGTTGGAAACCAAAGAGTTGCTGGGGACGTTACCGTCGCTGCGAAACAAGTTGGCACGATCACCTATGGCGTTGAGTCGGTTGCTCTGGATAGACTGAACGATAAGGTCTACTACCCTGGTAAGGTTACTTACGAGCCTGTTGAAATTACCTTCGACAACTTACTGCTGAAGAAATCGACAGCGGCTCTGTGGGAATCTTTCAAGGAAGTCTACAGTCCAACAACGGGCAAGTCGGGCTTCCGTGGTGGTAATGGTATCATGTACAAAGGCGAGAAGCTTTCCATCGTTGAGATGAGTGGTGACAATCAACCTGTTGCTGCTGTTGAACTCTACGGTGTCTACCCTGAGAAGGTTGTCTTCTCGGAGAAGAACTACTCGACCAACGAGTTCTCGACGGTGACAGTCACCTTCAGATTCGACTTCATGAATTACATTGGCTCTAGAATTGGTGATGCGGGTGCTCGCTTCAATAACACTGCCAGACCTCAGCCGTAGTAATACGTAACCTCTAACATGGTAGCCTTCTCTCTAAATATAGGGGGAAGGCTATTTGTCTATAATAAGTTATGAATAAAAAAGATATACTTAAGAGCTTCAGCAAAGTGCATAACAGACAGCTTAAACTGTTAGAGCAAGAGGAAGAAGAGATAGAGCAAACACCTGATCAAGCGTCGTTTGAACAGCGTAAGCAGTCAGCTATTGTTGCTCTTAAACAAATGTCTTGGACGATGATAACACCAAGCCGTTTTGAGTCTCCAGATCCTTCCGGTAAATCTAAAGTTCCATTTGCTTACACTCAAGGCGCAGGCAAAACTCCTAAGTTCTTAGGTCCCTCAACTAGAGCCCAATCAGCATCGACAGACGTTCTTATAGACGAGGCTGGCAACTTCAATATTCAAAACTTAGTGACTTTAGCTGAAAACCCTGATGCTAAAAATGGACCTGAGGCTTTAACTAACTTCATTGGAGCTTTGGTCGGTGACTATAAGTCTAACACTCAAAAGAAGGAAGAAGCTCGAACTGAAGCGGGCGCAAAGTTAGACTCCCTGGATGATCAAGTATTTAAAGATGATCAAGAGAAAGAAAAGGTTAGAATGAATCTCCAAGCAATCGGTGAAAATATAGGTGATATTTGGCCGAAAATGACTGAGAAGCAACAAGAAGCATACGGAAACACCTTTGATGTATACAAAAGATTCTTTGTAGGTGATAGACAGGAGTCTTTTGAAAGTAGACTTTTATCTTCTAAAGTAGCCTTACAATTAAAAGATGGAGAATGGGTAGCACAACCAGCAGCAGCTAACGCACAGCAAAGTATACTAATTTCTCAAACCTTAAAAGAATTAACTGATTTCTTAGTTAAAGATAGTGTTACCGATTTAGAAAAAGAGTGTTCCAAAATATTAAAGGACTTTGCAATTCAATTAGGTGGAACTCCTAGACTAATCATTAGCCCAGCAGGGCATGGTACTGAGAGACAATCTGCTCTCTCTTTTGCTGACGATAAGCATACCCTTACAAACTTAGTAAGAATGGCTGCGAACAAGTGTCGGCCTGGGAAGACTGAGGAATCTGACCAGTTGATAGCTAAGGTTAATGTTAGAGAATCTGATGGAGATGTCGGCACCAATGACAACGCTATCCGAGGATTCATGTTTGAGGAAATATTAGAAGTGTTCTCCCTCTACAACATCAAAAGAGCTAGAGGGGTAGGGATGGAAATTGTGGGTGATGATCTAGATGTCCTCCTTACCAGAAAAACTAGAAAGATCATTGATAGATTACAAAGATTAAAAGATTCTTCCGAAGAGTGGGTTAACAGGTATCTTACAGAGACTGCATTACCTCCAGAAGAAGTTGAACTGATTAGGTCCATCAGAGATGTAGCGACAGGTATAGGAGAGACATTAGGAGACTTTGAACCTTATTCTTTGTTTGGTTCAATGCTTCAACATTCTAAGTTGTCGTTACAGGAACGGAACCCAGCTTATATTTTTCCCGTGGGAACTGAAACTAAGAAAGGTAAGAGGCAAGACGTATTAGAAATTTACCGTACCCGCGAAGAAGCTATTGCAGCCGCTCAAAAAATGGGAGTTGATTTAGAGCCAGAAGAACATGCAAACTTAAACAGTGCATTGCGAGATGCTGAGGGCGTGGTGAGAGAAGAAGGTGGTGGTGTTAACCTTGCTACGATCTTAGAAAACGAGAGAGCTTTTGCACCAAATCAACCAGTGTATACCATTAAGGTAAGCCTTAAAAACTATAAGAAGCTCGCAGGTGAAGGTGCGCTTATGGGTGGAGGTAGGAGAGCCACCATGTCTGTTTTGGGTAAGAGAGAACGTGGGGAGTATTCTGAACCTTTTATGCGTAAGATTGCAGAGATAGCTAATATAACTAACCCAAGAGCGTTTAAGAGGTATGCACTAAAGTATGACAAAATAGAAAAATCAATTGATGCTTTAGGTGATAAGGCAACGCTAGTTACTAGAACTGGTGGAATTAGAATACAGAAGGATTCATTAAAAACTTTAATTGACACTGTTAACAAGAAGCTAAGGGACGCAGCTTTTGATTTGAATGACGATTCAAAAGAACTAAAACGCATACTAGAGAATATAAGAAAAGATAGTGAAGCAGTTCCAAGCAATGCTGACGCAAACTTCAGTAAAGCAAAAGAGTATGTAAAGAGGTTTCTTCAGATGAAGATGTTAAATGCAGACCTCAAAGTCAATGATCCTAAAGAAAGAAAATTAGCTCAACAAGTTATTGCCACCACCATGTTGCACGGAGGAGGATCGGATGACGATGAACTCCTATGTGATTACCGAGGGCTAAATAATAACGAAAAGTATGTTTTTAAACAAAACGAACCATTCAAAGAAGCATGGGGTTCCGTGTTAGCTGATGATGGTAATTGGAAGCTGGTCCCCTCAGAAGGTGGTTACCACTTAGTATTAGCCTCTAACCCAAAAGTATCTATTAGAATGAACTATGGTATTAATGCTACAAAATCTGAAGGTCAAGTTAGTTCATGGTATTCTGCGGCAACAGTAACCTTAGGCACACAAGCTTTGAAATACTTTAACAGATACAATAGAACAACATCAGAATCCAAAGTAAGTGAAGCATTCAGACATATCATGTTAGCACTGTCACTTCTCCAAGAGAAAGTGAGTATCGCTGATAGCCAGTAAGTCTGTAAGTCGGAACATAGCAATCTCTACTTCATTTATCTTTCCTTTCAGATAGAAACCGTTGACTGGTAAGGTGATCGCATTTGTTATAGCTATGGGTTCCCTACGATCCTGACCAATAATCAATAAAAAATCTCTAGAAGATTTCTTAGAATCTCGATGCGCTTGGTCTATCATCTTACATATATTAGATTTAATATTAAATAAATCACTTACTTGTTCTTCGTTATAACCTTTCTTACATTCAATAATATACTTAAAGTTTTCTGGTGTTATTAAATCACCATATACTTTTAGATATTCAGGTAATTTATGTGTTGTAGCAAAAGCACCAGAACCTGGAGTTCTACAAAATTCATTAGTATTAAATCTTTCATTTAATATCTTAGATATTTTGTTTTCAAATCTATTACCTTTAGATCTAGAATTGATTCTTTTCTTTTTTTTCAATATTGTTAAATCGTAATCATCCTTCATAAGGCTATAATAGGTCATGTCAGATAGTAATAAACTTAGTTTAGATAACACCAAGATAAAATTAGTAGAGAGAGGTAGAGGTCGTATGAAGATTCAAATCAAGTTTTCGAAGGAAGAGGCAGAAGGGTTCAAGAACTTCTGCATGATTAAGCCACCAGAAGTGGCTGACGAAGTGTTCTACAAGCAGATCTTTTTTGCTGGCTGTAACGCTATGACCAAGGAGATCACTGCTTTGGTTGAGGCGCACAAGGAGTCGCAAGAGAAGGAAGCTCAAGAGAAGACTGAAGAAAATGTCGAGACAGAAGAATAACTTTAAGGCTGTTAGGATCCGCAACAGTAAGCATCTAGATTCTGTTGTGTCCTCCAACATGGAGAATAAGCAGACAGCTTATTACTTCATCACTAACCAGTGGGACAAGCCGTGTTCGTTTTTTAACGAACGCCTCCCTCAGGAGGGTATAGTAGACCTACATGTTGTGGATATCTTTGATGTCCCTAACTGTTTAGATGTGATTCGATCATCCATCAAGTCGCAAAGGGAAACGATCTCAACAGCGTGCCTGTCCGAGTATTCACAACTGCCGATGCTGGTTGTGATCCACAAGTCTTTCCCAAGAGTGGTAACCTACAACGGGTCGCTCGGAGCGGAGCTAGGTATATAGTCTCCGCTTTTTAGAGATCTGTAGATCTCCATCTTCTCGTTATACTTCTTTCTTTTGGAGTAGAGAAGACGTAAGTTGTTCAAGATTACTGTGGTAAAATAGTTGAACGCTTGCCCAGAATCCTTGTTGAAGTTCTTGAGGACTTTTAGTATAAGTAAGAAGCATTCTTGCTTTGCTTCCTCGTAATCAACATTAAACTTAAAAGACATCATGAGCCTGTCGATTAACATGTCGAACATTTCAAACAGTTCACCTTCTCCAGACCTGTCGTCTGATTTGAATTGAATAATCAATTCTTCAAACCGTTTGTTGTTAATATAGTAGCTCATTAATCTATGATAGTCTCGTGGTAAATCTTAGTTTCAAAGGACCGAATCCAAAGTGTTCCGGTTGTCCAGCCCTGAGGATGAATCTTCCTCGTCACACCATCTTGGAAGAGGAACTAGAGCAGGAGTGTGATATCTTGTTCGTCGCTGAGTCACCTAAGATGCATGAAGGTGAGTGGGTTCCTTTCCGCGCTCAAGAGTATTCAGTTATCATGAATCAACTCGCGGGCCTGAACATCTTTAATAAATTTAAAGTGGCTATGACCACTGCTGTCAAGTGTCCGTCGATCACACCGGACAACCTAAGCCCAGAGATTAGGAAGACTTGTACCACCCACCTCTTTGATTCAATTGAACGCTACAAGCCTAAGCTTGTGTTCGCTTGTGGGAAGCTTGCAACCACAATGCTCTACGGTAAGTCTACTCTTGAGTCTAGGGTTAGGGGTAAGCCTGAATACATGAAGACTCCTGGTGGACATAAGTTCCCGGTAGTCGTGATTAAGCACCCCTACGAGGTCGTGAGTGAGCCTAGAAACTCCTTCTTGTTCTCGACCGATATAAACAACGCTGTAAATAACGTCCTCTTAGATCAAGCCACAGACGTTCAGGTGGACTACACGTTTGCCATGACGGTAAGTGAATTGAATGAGGTGCGTGACGAGTTCTTAGATAGCAAGATGGACATGGCTATCGACATCGAGACTACTGGACTCAACTTCCTTAAGGATACGATCCATACAGTGTCGATGACCTTGATCGACAGGAATACAGGTGAGCTAGGTAGAACTCTTGTGCTTCCGATTGATCACTTCGAGGCTAAGATTCCCACTCGCACAAAAAACACCTTCATCAAGTTCATCTGCCAGATGATGGGTAGAAAGGATAATCGGAAGATCTTGCAGAATGCAACCTTCGATCTCAAGTTCCTCAAGCGTTATGGCGTTGAGGAGGTATATAATGTATACGACACAAGGTTGCTCCAGCACCTTTACAAGGAAGATGTTCCTAAGTCTTTGTCCGATCTCGTTTACTACTACTTCCCTGAGGAGAAATTCTAATGCTTACAGTTGAAGGTAAGAAGTTTGACTGGAAGAACATCCCTCTAAACTTCTGTGTTGAAGGTAATGCTAAAGATACCTACGCAACTGCAAAAGTGTATGTAAAACTATCCGAAGAGGTTAGGCAAAGGGGACTAGAGAAGTTGTATGAAAGACTTATCGCTCCTCTCACTATGGCCTTCCGAGACATGGAGTTTGAAGGTCTCCTAATTGATGAGGATAAACTAGAAGAACTTGGTGCTGAACTAGTAGACAAGATTGCCAAGGCAGAGGCTGCTCTCCGAGAAGCTGCTAACTTAGGTGACGACATCAACCTCAATTCTACTAAGGATCTCATCAAGGTCATCTTCTCTCTGGAGAAGAATAAGGATACTAAGCAGTATGAAGTAGTTGAAGACTTCGGGCTTGGGTTGTATCCTGTTGAGTTCACTAAGAAAGGTGCTCCGTCTACAAACGTTGAGACACTCGTGAAGGTCGGACAGATGGTTGAAGAAGAATACGTGGCTAGAGGCTTGAATAATGAGTAACGAAGAAATTTCTATTGCTAGATCGGTCTTGAATGCGATGTCTGACGATCAGGTCAGGGCTGCAAAGAGATTCTTTGATCGCTTCTCTGAGTTCAAAAAGCTGACTAAGTTACACTCTGTGTATATTGAAGGAGCACGCACTGCACTTCAGAACACAGGCAATAGTCGCATGTATGTGAACTACAACATCGACGGCACGGTTACTGGTCGCATCTCTAACTCTGGCGCAAACATCGAAAGGGGTAAGAACGGTAAGATTGGTGTGTCTTTCCACACGCTCCCTCGTGAGGCACTTGATGTTAACATCCGTGATTACGTGGTAGCACCTAAGGGTCACGACTTTATCACTATTGACATGAAGGCAATGGAGCTACGAGTCCTTGCCCACGTTGCAAACGAACAGAACATGATTCATGCCTTTAAGTCTGGTATCGACTTGCACAGTTACTCTGCTGGGCTTACCTTTAATAAGGATCCTAATGATGTATCCAAGCTGGAGAGACAGATCGCTAAGGAAGTAAGCTTCTTGACGGTGTATGGAGGCACTGCTTATACACTAGCATCTAAGCGTAACATCCCAGAGGAGCGTGCTGAGGAGATCATTAACTCGTGGATGGGTGCTTTCCCTGGCGTGGGTCGTTACATGGCTACGATCCAAGACTATATCGAGCAGTTCAAGTATGCCAAAACAATCTTTGGTCGTCGTAGGAATCTCCCTAACATTGATTCACCCTTGAAGAATGTTCGGCGTGAGGCTTTCCGGCAAGGCTTGAACTTCACTATTCAATCTGCCGCTAGTGATATTCTGCTGTGTGGTATGCTTGGTGTAATCGAGAAGCTCAAGGGTATGGAGGCTAAGGTCGTAGCTACCGTTCACGACTCTATCGAACTGATTGCTCCTAAGAACGAGACTAAGAAGGTTGTGGAGATTGTGAAGGATGAGCTTGAGAACTACCACTATCTAAAAGAAAACTTCCACATCAATCTCAAGGTTCCCCTCGCTGTTGATGTGGAAGTTGGTTCTAGCTTTGGTAATGGTGTGGAGTATGAAGGTTAGCGTTTCTTCTTAGCTAGGGTGACCCTACCTCTACTATCAGTCTTGAGAACACCCAAATCTCTCATTAGCTGAATATTAGCCGCTCCAGTTTCCCTAGCCATCTTCTTCTTCTTTTTAGCAATCTTCTTCTCATGTCCCCTAACACCCATCTTATTGATTTCCTTAGTGGACATACCTTCTGTGGAATCGCCTTCCTTACCATAACCCTTGGGCTTAACGCCTCTCTTGTAAAGTTTCTTCTTTAAGTAGTCTGGGTGATTGGAACTAGGAGGAGCATCTTTTCTTCCTAAAGTAGCTCTACGACTAGGCTTCTTCTTCTCCTTTTTCGCAGGCTTAGGATCTTTCTTAGCCTTCTCTTTCTTGTAAGCTTGAGGATCACCCCCTGCCTTCTCAATAGAGGCGGGGGTGGTTTTCATGGGATCCTCATCTTCATTGAGAAGAGTTTTGATGATGTTTAAGAGGTTGCTCATTTGGCTCTTTTCTCTTTCGCTGCTTTCCTAGCCTCAACAGCGTCTGCGGCTTTCTTTTGTCGCCGTAAGTGACGAGAGGCTTGTGGTAAATCGTCCTCGTAGACATCACTGTCTTTAGAGATCGGTTCGCCATACCGCTTTCGATTTTGTTCTATCTCTTTGGTTATTTTTTGGCCTGTTTTACGGCCACCCTTAGTATACATACCGCCTCCTCTTCGATCTTTCTCTGCTTGATCTTTTTCTCCGTCCTTGCCCCGCTTATCAATGAGAGCTTTCTTCTTGTCATACGCTTTCGAGAATTTTTCGAAACTTCTTTTCTTCCCTAAAAGCTTGCCTAAGGTGCCGGGCCGTGCGTCTTTCTCTTGCTTTTCTCTTCCCTTAAGAACTTTTTGAATTCTCTTCTTTCTTCTCTTCATGTTGAGATCTTGGAAAGTTTCTAAGAGTTCTTCTAGAACTCTTTCCGCAAGGCCCATGCGAGCACCACGAACAATCTGAGTGCTGCTGTTATCTACCTGCCGCACTGGAACCGCACCTCTTGTGGCTCTTGCCGCTCTCTTTTGTGCGGGGGTAAGTCTACCTGCGAACGCACCTTTGTTTTTGTCTGCTTTCTTTCTATCTCCCAGGGCAACTTTTTCACCAGCGCGTTGCTGTATACCTTTCTTATCTCTGGCAAGAGCAGCCGCGTCGCCAGTGCCTCTACCTTGTGCTAATTTAGCAGTGCCTCTCTCAGACGCCTGGAATCCACGACCAGCCTTAAGATCAGTTTGACGCTTAAGTTTAGAAGCCTTTACTCGGTCCAAGCGTCTCTTCTTTTCATCGTCGCTAACGTAATTAACAGGCTTACCCTTAGAGTTTATCTTAGCTTTGACTCCGTCAGCTTCTTTACCGTCTCCATAAGAACGACCCGCTTTTGGTGTAGATTCCCCACCAGACTGACCACCATTGGATGTAGATCCCCCACCAGACTGATCACCTCGAACAACTTTGCCACCAGCAGCCTCAAATCTATCAGCCTTCTGCTTACGATATCTTTTAGCTCCAGCGGAATCAGGAGTCTTACCAAATCTTCTAGCGATACCATCCATGGTCCGCTTCTTCGCTTTCATCTTTCGACGGAAGTCACCTCTATTGAATTTTTTACCACCACCGAACAATTTGCTTAGGAATTCATTGAGTTGCTCTTCGTTGAGGAACGAATATACATCATTCTCAACACCCTCATCTGTTCTGAAACCATCACCGTTGTTCCAATTAATAAGCATCTCACCCAGAAGAGAGTCAATCTCTTTATCGGTCAAACGATCGTAGTAACCTTCCGACTCAAGTTGCAAGTTGAAGATCTCTCCAAACTCCTCAAGGGAAATCATTTCAACTTTTTGTTGAATGAGTTCTTCTTCAAGAAGATCAGTGTTTTCGGCCAACAATGGAAGGTCGTCCATAGCGAACGATTCCGAAAGAGGCTTCAAGCCACCTAAGATATGATCTAGTACATCAAGCTCACTTTCGTAGAGCGTAGAATTATTAGAAACACCATGCCAGAAGTCTTTGATTTCAAAGCGAGTCATAACTTCGTCAACAAAGTGCTCACTTTCAATAACCCCTCTGCCTTTGAGAATATCAGCCCTAGTAACCTTTCCGTCACCAGTTAAATCAGGAAACTTCTTCTTGCTTTTCTTCTTCATAATTAAGTCCTAAAAGCTATTTTTTCACACAGTTCGGGACCACACGGCCACCTTTCTTTTTCATACCAACTTGCTTGTGAGACTTCCAACAAGCTTCTAATATCATTTCAGCCATTCTTTGAAGAGCATTAGGGTTAGCATCGGTGGAGGCTCTTTGAGGTTTTGGCTTCTGGGGTTCTGGCTTTTTGGGTTCTGGCTTTTTGGGTTCTGCTTTGCCCTCGCCACGTAACCCAGCCATTATGTCCTTAATGTTAGCTCCCCTATTCCCACTCCTATCTCTTGTGATCATCTCAGCCATCTGCTGAAGAGCATTAGGGTTAGCATCGGTCGAGCAGTTCCATCTACGGCGAGCCGCCTTACCGCGTTCACCCGTCCACCCTCTACTTCTAGCACAGAATGATTTCCGACGATTAGCCGCTTTACTTCCAGGCTTCAACTTGGAAGGAGGTGTAGTCACAGCAGTCTTCAGTTTAGACCCAGGGTTTTGACGACGATATTTCTCAACACCTTTTTGTGTCAGTCCAGCACCACTTTCAGTGGATCTTTTGTGTCCACCCTTCTGTGTCATACCAGACATATCACCTTTCTCTAATAAAGCTTGCTTAAATCTACCTGTCATGGCTATAATGCTCCTAGACTATTTACTCCTATGACTTGCCACATGTTTAATAAAATTATAGACTTTCTTGAAGACGGGAAGAGTAAGGTTTCTCTCGTTGATTGTATGCTCAACGACTCTGCTCTCAAGACTGTGAACGCCGCACGCTGTTCTTATGACAACGAAAAAGAGCAGTTCGATGATAAGGATAAGAAGCTTACTAAGTTTCTTTGGACACATGAACACACATCTCCCTTCCGTCATAGCTACTATACGTTTCAGATAAAGCTGCCTATTTTTGTGGCAAGGCAGTTGATGAAGTATCAAGTCGGTAGTGGGTTTAGGTCAATAGAAGCTGACGGAAGGGAGATTTTTATTGAAGAGTTAGATCACTTGTATGATATCGACAAGGGCTGCTCTTGGAATGAAGTGAGTGGACGATACACTCAGACTTCGGAGGATTACTACATTCCCAAGGAACTGAGGTCTAATCCTCCTCATGGTAATAAGCAGGCGTCTGATAAGTATTGCAACCCTGTAAATGAAAACTCGATGGACTACCTGTATCCTGGTGAGATCACAGAGTTCATGGATGATGTTTGCAAGCGTGCCCTTCACCAGTATCACAGGTTTATTAAGAACGGTGTTGCAAAGGAGCAGGCCAGAATGATCCTCCCGCAAGGGATGTACTCAAAAGCCTATTGGACTCTTAGTCTCCAGAGCGTGATCTGGTTCTTGCATCAACGCCTCAAGCCGGATGCTCAGTGGGAGATTCGTATGCTTGCAGAAGGTATCTACGAGCTAGTTAAGGAAGACCTTGATCGCCTCGGTCTCGATAAGGAGAACCTGTGAAGAAGTGTCTAGTTATAGGTGACACGCATTACGACACTAAGTGCGAGGGTTACCTTGAAAATCAGGTCGAGTCTACGATTAGGATTGTTGAAGGTGAAAAACCTACCATCGTTGTATTCCTTGGTGATATTTTCCACCACAGGAAGCCTACCCCTGAGGTGATTGTAGCTGTTCATAAAATGTTTCAGAAGCTGAGTCTCATACCCAGCTTGAAACTCATGTATGTGCTTAGAGGAAACCACGATTCGCAGAATAGGAACGATGACGGGTTGACTGCGCTGGAAACACTTTGTTATCCTGGGAGCAAAGTGCGGCTAGTCCAGCAAACTATAATTGATACGGATCTTAACTTCTTACTCATACCGCACTACGAAGACGATGAGAAAATCAAGGAGCACTTATCACGAGGAGTTGATGAGCATACTGTCGCTTTTGGTCACTTCAGTTATTGTCCTGAGCATCTTGGTATTCGGGGCTTTGATTCTGATCTTAAGCTGAAAGACTTTCAGTGTCGCACTATCCTCGGACACATTCATAAGTATGTTGAGGACGAGCATGTAACTATCCTTGGCACACCTTGGAGCACAAACTATGGCGAAGCTGATAACGAGCACTTCGTTGGTGTAATGGAGGAAAACTCCCACGGCTGGGGACCACTTAATAAATTTAAAGTGACTTGTGGACCTCGTTTCTATGAAGCACCTTACGATGCTCTCGATGCGATGAAGGATGAGATCTCTGATCCAAACTACTTCACCCTGCTTCGTGTCACCTTAGACAAGTTTTCTGATGACCCTCCTTCTCTGCTGCGGGCCGACATACTTAATAAATTTAAAGTGGCTCATGTAGATCTGAGATTTCAGCCTGTATACGATGATACCTTAAATGATCGACTGTCGGGCTATGATCCTAATGTACCTCTAACAGTCATTGATGCTGATATCATCAAGAAGTATATTGCGGAGCAGTCCTCCACAATTCCTCATGAGTTGTTAGAGAATGGACTAGACCTAATTAAGCAATATGCAGATAACGAAGCTGATAGCTAACAACTTCTATTCGTTTAGAAACTTAGAGTTAGACTTTTCCGATATGTCGGGGATCGTTAGGATTCTCGGTAGGAACAAAGATAGTGGTGGCTCTAACGGTGCTGGTAAGAGTGCTCTGTTTGAAGCCATCACCTGGGGCATCTATGGCACCACGATCAGGAAGTCTACGGAGGCTGCTCTAGTTAACGCTCAGGCGGGCAAGGATTGCTCTGTATGCGTTATTTTAGAGAAGAAGGGTATTGGCACGGTTAGAATTACGAGAGCTAAGAGGCCCACTTCTCTAGATGTAGAAATCAACGGAAAACTGGTAAATAAGGCCACTGCAACTCAGACTCAAGAATATCTTGAAGGTCTATTAGAGACCGACTACAAGTCTTTCTTAGCTTCTGTAGTATTCGGCCAACATTCCACGTTTACGTTCCTTGATTCGTCACCAGAAGATAAGCGCAAGATCATCAAGAACTGCTTTAATCTTGATGACATCTTTTCCAAGCGTGCGTCTGTAAAGCAACTAAAGTCTTCGTATCAGGGTGAGTTAAAAGTCATCGGAACGTTGCTTGCGAACCTTATAAACGAGAAAGATCGTCTTGAGGCAGAAGTTCCTGACAAGAAGTATAAGCTGATGAAGCTACCCAGCTTAGAGAATATTCTAAAAGCTGAATCCAAGATAGTAGAGAATGAGAAACACATAAGAGAAAACCAAAGGGCAGTAAAGAAAGAACGTGACCGTCTTCGTAGAATTAACGACTCAATTAAAGAAGGAGTCTACAAGGACGAAAAAGAGTGCCACGTATGTAAGAGCA